GTAAAGACAAATTATAAGGCTGATACTCCAGATGTGTTGGAGAAGTGGATAAAATAGAAGTGTCATTTGGTGAGTATCATTTGACAATAATAAAAGGTTTTAATGAAAAATTAAAATAAACAAATTAAAAATTAAAAGGAGAATTATTTATGGCAGAAACAAATCTTAGACAAGCAAATGCAAAGGCTTATGTGACAGGTATTCTTAGTGAGAAGAATTTGGAGGTAAAAACAGAAAATGGTGTTAAATCAATTCAAGGGACATTGACTATTAAAACATCTGATGTAAATTTTATTAGATTTAATGTTAATGTAAACGAGATTACAAAAGCAAAAACACCAAACAGTATTTACAGTGGCATGGAAACGATTATGAATGAATATCATTCCATTTCAGAAGTTGGCGAAGAAAATGCTACAAAGGTTAAAGTAAGCGGAGATGTTAATCCCTTTACAAGCAAGAATACAGGGAAAAATGAAATTGGATATAAGAGCAACTTTTTCAATAGACTAAAGGAAGGAGAAGAATTTGAGCCAAAGGCTGAATTTGCTGTTGAAATTTTTATCTCAGGCATTGTTCCAGAAACAAATTCTGAAGGAGAAGAAACCGGAAGAATATTAGTTAATGGTTGGATTCCTACATATAATGGTATTGAACCAATTACATTGGTTGCTGATTCTGACGTTGGTAGTGCTATTGAATCTAATTTTGAGGTTGGACAAACTGTTGAGTTTTATGGAGATATAATTAATAATAGAATTGAAACGGTAACAGAAATTCCAGTTGCAATTGGTAAGCCAAGAAAGAAAGTTGATGTTAAGTACAAAAATGATATGTTAATCACAGGTGCTTCAGAGGCTTATGAAAAAGATGTGTCTAAAGAAGCTCCTTATGAAACAGAAGTTATTAAGGCTGCTATTCAAGTTAGAGAAGAAAAGATTGCAGAAAATAAAGCAAAAGCACAAAGTGGCACACAGACACAAACAAAACCAAAGCCAAGTGGTGCTACACATGGTAGAACGTTAGGTTTCTAAAATATAATGCGAATGAAAGAGTTTGAAAATGTGCATTTTAATAATTAAATAATAAATTAAAAGGAGAATAATATATGGCGATTAATGTAGATATTTTTAATCCACAAACTTCAACCGTTGCAAAAGGACTTGAAGGTAAAACAATAATGATTTATGGCGGTAATAACTTAGGTAAAACTTATGTTGCTTCACATTTAAGCAAACCATTTTTTATTGCTTGTGAATCAGGACTAAATGCTATTTCAGGTGTTAAATATAATCGTGTTAATACATGGGCAGATTTTAAAAAACTGGTAAAACAGTTTACTAATAAAGCAACAGTAGATAAGGCGAGAGAAATGTATGACACAATTGTAATTGACGAAGTTTATGCAAGTTCAATTTTATGTCAAGATTTTTGTATAGCTACATATGGTCAAGGTGCATTGACGTTAGGGGATAGTTCAGGAAAAGTAAATCTATATCAAATGTATGAAAAAGAATATTTTAGAATGATTAATTTGCTTCTTAGCTGTGATTACACTGTTGTATTTATTGGACACGCACAAGAGAAAGACGGATATGTATCACCAAAGGGAGACAAGCGTTGTTTAAATCCTATTATTGACAACTGTGATTTTGTTGTTTATTTAACAAGTAATGGTATTGATGAAAATGGAAAAGTAATTAAATCTTCTGGACATTTGGCTGAAACAAATGAATATTTTGCACGTTCAAGGTTTGAATATTGTGCAACACTAATTGAAGAATTTACTGCTAAAAATCTTGAAAAAACTATTATCCAAGCTATTGAAAAAGAAGAAGAAATCAATGGAATTAAAGCAGTTTCTTATGATGAACAGAAAGCACAGAATACATCTGTTACATATAGTTATGATGAAGTAATGGAACAATTACAGGGTGTAGGTCAACGTTTTGCTCAATCTAACAATATGGAAATCCTAACAGAAATTGTTGAAGAAACATTAGGAGCAAATAAAAAAGTATCAGAGTGTACTAAAAAACAAATTGATGCAATGGTAATTATTTTAGATAATTTAAAAGACAAAGCTGAAGAGTTAGGAATTTAAGTGTAATAATATGGCTAATAAAAAATGCTTAATCTGTGGCGAAACAATTCTTGATGAACAAAGTGTACCTTATAAAGGTCGCTTTGTTCACTTGCAATGTTTTAACATAGCTATGAAAACTTTGCATAAGGATAAAATAGAAAAATTAGAAGAAAAGAAAGAAACTAATTCCAATACTAATAAAACAAGAAAACCAAAAGCAGAGTTAAAAAATTCTTTGTCAGAAGAAGAATATGAAAATAAGCAAAAATATTATGATTATTTACGTCAATTAACTAATGATACACAATTATCCACAAAAATATATGTATTATCAGAAGATTATATTAAAAAGTATAATTTTACTTTTCATGACATGTATTTAACTTTGGTATATGAACATGAAATTTTAGGCAAAGAGTTGATAGGAGATATTGTTGGTATTATTCCATATTGTTACGAGGAAGCCAAACAGTATTATATTTCAATAGAAAATATAAAAAATGAAAGTAATAATATGAATTTATCAGAAATGTACAAAGAAAAAACAATAAAGATTGAACCAAAACATAAAAAAATACATCAAATAGATATTTCAAAAATTGGCGAAAGTAGGTGATTACTTATTGGGTAATAGTGGGTTGTTTTGTACAAGGTCTTATTTAAACACTTTTGGTTGTTTATTAAAAGATTCAAATCTTTTAGAAGATATAGATAGACCTTTGGATAGAACAGATTTTAATACTAACGAATTTTACGAATTATTATTTGTTGCCATTTATAATTTACATGCACAAGGTTGCACAAATATAGATGAATTTTCTATTGATTCTTATTTATCTATGTACACAGAACAATATAAAATATTTCAGAATAACTGTCCAAATGGTCTTGAATATTTAAGTTCAGCAAGAGATATGTGTAGCATGGAAAATTATGATTACTATTATCATCGTTTGCGTAAATACACTTTATTAAGATATTATGAAGAGCAAGGATATGACACAAGAAAAATTTTTGATAGTACAATTGTTGATGTAAAACAAGCAGAAAAAGAACAAGAAAAATTTGATAATTATACTGAAAATAGCATTATTGATTTTGTTGAAAACAGTTTAATTACTGTACCAACTATGAAATATTGTAATAGTACACTTACAACAGATTGTCAAGCTGGAAGTGGTTTGAATGACTTAGTTAATGATTTTATGAAAGTTCCTGATGTAGGCATACCATTAAATTCTATGGCATTAAATACTATTACTCGTGGAGCAAGAAAAGGTTGTTTATATATGCGATCTTGCCCACAAGGTGGTGGTAAATCTCGCATGGCAGCAGGAGATGCTTGTAAATTTGCAATTCCATATTATTATGACTTAGAAACAAAACAATGGGTTTATACTGGTATTTCTGAACCAAGTTTGTATATTACCACTGAAATGACACCTGACGAAATTCAAACACTTTTGATTGCTACTGTTAGTGGAGTTAATGAAGAACATATTTTATATGGACAATATCAAGAAGGAGAGTTAGAAAGGGTTTATTTAGCAAACCAATATATAGAATCAAGTCCACTATATATTTGTCATATTCCTGATTTTTCAATTGAAGATATTAAAAATATAGTAAAAAAATATAATAGAGAAAATGGAATCGAGTATTTTTTCTTTGATTATATACATAGTTCATTAAGATTAATGACAGAAGTAAATGGTAAATCTGGAATGGGTTTAAAAGAACATCAATTATTATTAGTATTTGCTACTGAATTAAAAACAATATGTCAACAACTTAACATCTTTATGTTTACAGCTTCACAGTTAAATGGAGATGCAAGTAACGCTATTATTAAAGACCAAAATTTATTATCTGGTGCTAAAGCATTAGCAAATAAATTAGATGTTGGATTTATATGTATGCCTCCTTCTAAAGCAGAATTGAAAAAAATAGAATCAATTACGCATAAAATGATTGGATGTCCTGTACCAAATATGTGTACTTGGATATATAAAATTCGTAGAGGTCGTATTACAAGAGTTGTTATATGGAGTTTATATGATTTAGGAACAATGAGAGTTAAAGACTTATTTGTTACTACTGTGAATTTTGATTTAATTGATATGGATTTTACAAAAATAGAACATGTTGAAAAAGTTATTGAAGAACATTCAGTAAAAATAAGTGAAATACCTGATGAAATTATTGTAGATGATGAAGAAAAAAACACATCTCGTTACAAAATAGATTTTTAATGAGGTGAGAAATTGTATTTAAATAAAGATAAAATTTTAGATTCTCTTACTAAAGAAGATGTAATTAAAGTAGTAAAATCACTGGGAGCAGATGATCCAAAAACAACAAGTGAAGGTGATTTAGTATTTCAGTCTATTTGTCATGGTTCAACTTCTTGGAAATTGTATTATTATCATAATCCCAGTGATAAATATAAAGGTAAAACCTTTCATTGCTATTCTAAATGTAGTGATTCATTTAATATTATTGAATTAGTTATTCGTGCAAGTAGAGTGAAAGGTAAAACTATTACATGGTATAAAGCATTAAAATATATTGCTCAAATTACTAATAAAGTTATTTTGGCAGAAACACAAAAAAATAATAAAAATATTATAAATGATTTTGAATGGATAAATAAATTAAAACAAATTAATAGAGCAAAAAGGGAAATACCTAATTTATCAGAAATTAATGAAAATATATTAGATATTTTTTATTATGCTCCTCATGAAGAATGGCTAAGTGACAATATTTCTCGTGAAGCGTTAAGTCAATATGAAATAGGGTACTATGGATTAACAAATCAAATTATAATACCCCATAGAGATAAAGAAGATCGTTTAATTGGAATAAGAGGTCGATATTTAGATGAAGAAGATATTGAAATAATAGGCAAATATGTTCCTTTACAAATCGATGGAAAATTTCTTAGTCATCAACTTGGATCAAATTTATATGGGATAAATGTTACACAAGATAAAATTAAAAAAACAAAAAAAGTTATGATAATGGAATCAGAAAAAGGTTGTTTACAAAATTATTCTTACTTTGGTGATGATTCATTTGTTGTCGCAACTTGTGGAAGCAACATTACATCAACACAACAAAAAATATTATTACAGTATTTAAAATGTGAAGAAATCATTATAGCATTTGACAGAGAATATCACGAAGCAAATTCATTTGAAGCTGAAATATATTATAATAAGTTGGTTAAAAAAGTAAGCAACATTGTACCATATTGTAAAGTAAGTCTATTATTAGATACAAAAAATAGAATTCCATATAAAGCAAGTCCAACAGATATGGGGAAAAATACATTGTTAGAATTACTTGATGAGAAAATAATTGTAACAATGGATGAAGTAACAAGAGTTTTAAAAGGAAGTGAATAATTGGAGGAATTAATAAATAAAATTAGATCAGCAACATTTGAAGAAGATAAAAAGCTACCTGTTTTTTCGTATAGTAAAATAGAAGTATATAAAAATTGTCCAATGCAATATAAATTAAAATATATAGAGAATAAATATACTTCAGATACAAGTTTAGCTTTAGAATTAGGTAGTTTATGTCATTATGTACTTGAACAAAAAGGCAAAACAATAAAAGCAAAAGAAAATATAGATTATGATAAATTAATTGAGATATTGCATAATGGAGTTGCTGAAACAAATGAAAAAACAAAGAACTATTTATTAGGCATAGATACTTTAAAAAAGAAATATTTTGAAACATGGTATGAAAAAGATAATGCAAGTGGCATGACATATGATGAAAAAATAGAAATATTTAAACAAGTATTACACAATGAAATGGAAGATTTAGAATGGAAACCAACATATTTTGAATTTCCTTTTGAATTTGTTTGGGATAATAAAGTAAAAATTAAAGGTTTTATTGATAGAATTGATACAAGATTGGTTATTAATGATGGAATAGAAACTATGCAATATAGAGTAGTTGATTATAAAACATCTAAAAAAATATATGATGAAAAGAAATTAGCAACATCATTACAATTTGGAATTTATGCTTTAGCAATATTAAATGAGTTTGATTATTTACCTATTCAATCAGAATATCATTTTATATTACTTGATAAATATCAATATGCTTTAACAAAAGGGTATGAAAAACGTTTAATAAAAGCATTAGATAAGGTTTTTAATGATATTACAATAAGTGAAAATAATAAAGATTTTAAACCTACTCCAACACCATTATGTTTTTGGTGTAACTTTTGTAAAAATAATCCACAGGCAACTGAATATCAAACTGCTTGTGAATATTTTTCATTATGGACTCCAAATGAAAAAACATTTGAAACTAATAAGAAGTGGAATGGTTTAGATAATAAACAACCAGAAATAAAAAGAAAATTGATTTTTTAAGGAATGAAAAATATGAGTTTTATAGGAATACATAATCATACTGCCGAAGGAAGCAATTTACGTTTAAGAGATTCAATTAATAAAGTATCTGAAATGATTGAATATGCTCATTCAATAGGTCATAAAGGTATTTGTTTTACAGAACATGAATCTATTACATCATCATTAGATGCTTTAAAATACTATTTTAAACATAAAGATTTAGAGGATTGGAAAGATTTCAAAGTGCTCTTAGGTAATGAAATATATTTATGTACCAATGATGTAACTTCAGAAAATAAAAAAAATAATTATTATCCTCATTTTATTCTTGTTGCTTTAAACGCAAATGGACATAAGTGTATTAGAGAATTAAGTACATTAGCTTGGTCACAATCTTTTATGAATGTTATGATGAGAGTACCAACATATTATTCTGATTTAGAAAGTATTATGTATTCTTATAAAGGTGATGTTATTGGTAGCTCCGCCTGTTTAGGTGGAGCACTACCACATAGATTGTTGGAATATAAAAATATTGAAAACAATGAATTTGAGTATCAAAAAATATGGCAATCATGTAAAGATTGGATAATTTATATGACAGATATTTTTGGAAAAGGATATTTCTTTTTAGAATTACAACCTTCGCATACAGAAGAACAAATATATGTAAATAAAAAATTATTGCAATTAGCACAAGAAACAGATACACCATATATCATAACAACAGATTCACATTATCTAAAAAAATCAGATAGAGATGTGCATAAGATTTATCTTGAATCACAAGAAGGTGACAGAGAGATTGATGATTTTTATTCAACCACTTATATTATGAGTGAACAAGAGATACATGAATATATGGATGAATACTATGGATCAGAAGTTGTTCAACAAGGCATCGATAATACAATGTTAATTTATAATATGGCTGAAGAATTTGATTTAAGAAAAGAACTTGAAATTCCTTATATTCCTTTAAATAAAGAAGAACCAAATGAGATTTTATTTAACAAATACAAAAATAAAATTCCTTTACTTAAAGACTTTTATTTATCTGAATATGATTGTGATAGGCATTTAGTAAGAGATATTGTTACATATATTGATACTGATAATTTTTATCAAGTAGAACAAGGATATGAAAAAATAAATGAATGTTTAGAATCAATAAAAATGTCATCTGAGAAAATGAATGTTAGATGGTCAGCTTATTTATTACAAATTGCCGATTTTGTAAACATAGCTTGGCAAGCTGGTACACTTGTTGGTGCTGGTCGAGGTTCTGGAGTGGGTTTTTGTTTATTACATATTTTAGGAATAACACAAATCAATCCTTTAAGAGAAAAGACTAAAACATATGCTTGGAGATTTCTTAATCCAGAAAGAGCTTCAGTTTTAGATATAGACATTGATATTTGTGGTTCAAAAAGAGATATTGTTATTCAAGCACTTAAAAATACATATGGAGAAGATAAAATTAGTAAAGTAATGACACTTTCAACGGAAACAAGTAGAAGTGCTGTATTAACTGCTGCAAGAGGTTTAAAAATTGATAACGACATTGCACAATATATTAGTTCACTTATTGTATCTGATAGAGGCATGTTAAGAACATTATCACAAATGTATTATGGTGATGAAGATAATAAACCAGTTATAGAATTTGTAAATGAAATGAATAAATATCCACAACTTTGGGAAGTGGCAAAAAAAATTGAAGGGTTAGTAAAAGGTGTTGGTTCTCATTCAGGAGGAGTGATTCTTGTTGATAAACCATTTACTGAATCAACTGCATTAATGAAAACTAATTCTGGTGATATAATTACACAGTTTGATTTACATATGTGCGAAGACTGTTCTTTGATTAAAGTTGATCTATTATGTATAGAAGCATTAGATAAAATTCAATCTTGTTTAGATTTATTATTAGAAAACAATTTAATTGAATGGCAGGGTAGTTTAAAACAGACATATGAAAAATATCTTGGAGTATATACTCTTGAACGTGATTCTAAAGAAATGTGGGATATGTTATTAAATCATAAAGTAATGTCATTTTTTCAAATGGAAAAAGAAAGTGGGGTGCAAGCAGTATCTTTATCTCAACCACAATCAGTTGATGAATTAGCAACTATAAATTCTGTAATGAGACTGATGGCTTCAGAAAAAAATGGAGAATCACCTTTACAAAAATATACCCGTTTTAGAAATAATATTCAAGAATGGTATAATGAAATGAATGAATATGGATTAACAGAACAAGAACAAAGTATCTTAAAAAATATAATAGGAGTTTCTTATGGCATATGTGAAGCACAAGAATATCTTGTGTTATTGACACAACATCCTCAAATTGGTGGTTTTTCATTGGCTTGGGGAGATAGATTGAGAAAAGCAGTTGCAAAGAAGAAGCCAAAAGAATTTTTACAATTAGAAAAAGAATTTTTTGAAAATGCAGAAGAAAAAAACTTATCAAAAAAATTAACAAATTATGTTTGGAATGTATTAATTGTAACACAGCGAGGATATGGATTTAATAAAAGTCACACACTTGCCTATTCTATAATTGGATTACAAGAACTTAATCTATGTTATAAATATAATCCAATATATTGGCAAACAGCAAATTTGATTGTTGATTCTGGTTCAATTGAAGGTGATGAAGGTGGCTCAACAAATTATGGTAAAATTGCAATAGCTATTGCATCAGTACAAAAGGAAAATGTAAAAGTTGAATTGCCATTAATTAATTCTGTATCTTTCGGATTTAAACCTGATGTTGATAATAATAGAATTATTTTTGGCTTAAAAGGTATGAATGGTATAGGAGATACAATAGCACAATCAATTATTCAAAATCAACCATTTACATCGATTGAAGATTTTTGCAAAAGAATGATAGAAACAAAATTAATTAAAACATCTCAAATGATACAATTAATTAAAGGTGGGTGTTTTACAGAATTACATTCTAAAAATAGAATAAAAACAATGGAATGGTTTCTAAAAAAATATATTTATGAACCTTGTGATAAGTTGACTATGCAACAATTTTCTAAAATGAAAGAATTAGAAATTATTCCACAAAATTTAGAGTTGTCTATAAAAATGCTTAATTTTAAAAAATATGTGCTTGATGATGAAGGTTTGTTTGAAAAGCATATTGAGGAAAATAAAAAAATACCTAAAAAAGGTTATCATGATGGTTATTATATTTTAGATTCTAATTCACAACCATTTTTTAAGCAACATTTTACTGAAAACTCCGTTGTAAAAACTAAAGGTGACTATTATATATTATCAGAAAAACTATTTGTTAAAGATATTGATGAAAAAATTCAACCTTTAAAAGATTGGTTTGATACACAAGAAGCTTTAAATATATATAATAATGCCATTTATAAAAGAATATGGGAACAATATGCTTCCGGAAATTTATCAAAATGGTCTATGAGTGCATTAAGCTATTATGATGGAGAACATGAATTAGAACATATAAACGAAGAACTTTACGGTATAGTCAATTTCTTTGAATTACCACAAGAACCTGAAATATATGATTATTATACAAGATATTACAATGGAGAATCAAGGTCAATACCAAAATATAAAATTTCAAGAATTGCTGGAACAGTTTTAAATGCAGATAATCAACATTATATGGTTACTTTACTGACGAAACATGGTGCAGTACAAGTAAAATTTAATAAAGGACACTATGCTTTTTATAATAAACAAATATCTGCTAAATTAGATGAAAGCAGTGATAAAAAAACTGTTTTAGAAAAAAGTTGGCTGAGCAGAGGATCAAAAATTATAATTGCAGGGATTAGACGAGAAGATATATTTAGACCAATGATTTATAAAGACACTATTTATACTCATACTTGTAATAAAATACAAGAAATATATGATGATGGAACTTTGTTAATTCAATCAGATAGAGTAAAAATATAAGAAAGAGGTGAAAATTTGGCTAATACGGATAAAATAAAAGTTATTTGTAGTGTTGAAAAACTTAGATATTGGAAAAATGAATGGGGAATTGCTGAAGTTTCCATTGATAAAGTAAAAGAAGGAAAACCAAAAACTGATAAGTATAATCATACAATTATAAAAGGGTGCATGCCACAGATTATTGAAGGCAACACATACACTTTAATTGCTGATTATGTTGAAGATAATAAATATGGTGGTCAATATAATGTTATTGCTATTTATAATTCTGTTGCCTTTGATGAACAAGATAAAAATGGACAGAAAAAATTTTTATCTACTTTATTTACAGAAAATCAGATTAAAAATATGTATGAAGCTTTAGAAAATCCGTATAAAGTATTTAGTAAAAAAGAAACTACTGAATTAATTAAAGTTAAAGGCTGTGGCATGGATACTGCTGTGCGTTGGATTGATAAATTTGATAAAAATATACATATAGCTAAAATATTTACTGAATTAGATAATTATAATTTAACTAACAATATGGTACAAAGACTTGTAGATAAATATAAATCACCAGATTTAGTTATTGAAAAAGTTAAAAATAATCCTTATGTTCTATGCAATGAAATTAAAGGAATAGGTTGGAAAACTGCTGATAAAATTGCATTAGATGGAGGAATGGATGAGTATTGCGTAGAAC